TTTTAAGAATTCTAAATAATGTCCTGGTGGCAGAGTGACTATGCCGACGGCTGCAACCCGTCTCAGGGGAGTTAAAATCTCTCCCAGGACTCCAAATTAAGGCAGATACGATGAAGACACCTGATAAGAAATCTCGAGTGCAGCGATGCCGCCATTGTAAAACCGAATTGGTTGAAGTAGGTTTCGAGCGCAGGCTAATCACTCGAGGCAAAGATAAGGGTCTATCGATTGTTCGCAACCTACTCGGCTGTCCGAATAAGGAGTGTCAGAAAGATGTATGAGTGCGAATGCGGTAACACGATTTCTCCGGAGCGGTATCGACTCGGTTTCGATGTCTGCTTGGAGTGCGGTGAGAAGGCTGCGATACGACAACGAGAGAGCTGGACAGTCGTGCCTCTGCACAAGAGTTCGTATACGCTCATCACTGATCCTCACGAGTTGAGGGGATTGAATAAGTACGCTAATTAGATTGGGAGACGACAAATGCTATATCTAAACTACGATACCCGAATGTGTATTTCAACATTCGAGGTATCAAACGATGGCAAGAACTTACAGACGCAAGAAGGCATCTTCTCCTTTCCCTAAATACTGGGGCGAATTGACCGAGGGTCTTCGAGATTGGTACAGGGAGCGCAATCCCGGGCTGACCGATGAAGAGATCGTTAGAAGTAAGTGCGTCGAGTATCATGCAGACAATCACCCAGGTCAATGGAATCCTCCCTCCGGTTTCGGGAAAGCGTTAAACAAGAAAGTGAAAAGAGACAATCGATTGAATCTCATTCGTTGTCTTCGTAACGATGAGGAGTTCATCGAGATTCCTGTGAAGAGAGATTCCGGACACGATTATTTCTAATGGGGGTGCTTTGATGGCTAAATTTTTTGCTCAGGGAAGACTCGGAACAGAACTTTTCAACTTACCGTTGTACGCTCTTGAGATGCTCGTGAACCATTCTCCGGATGGTGACCCTTGGTTGCGTGGAGAAACTTTAGATGTTATCATAAAAAGGATAGCATTTTTATCTGGTAGAGACCACGCCGAAGTTAAAGAAGACGTGCTGCACACCTTAAAGAAAAAGCACGAACGAGCAATAGCACCGATTAAATCGATCACTATCGAGGCTAACCTGATTACTTCAGATAATGAATGCGGTGGTTTCGGCGGCACTCTTATCTGTAGATACTTGGAAACAGACGAGTTTGAATGGTAAACAAAGTGACAATGATGGAAAGAAACCAAATCTGTTTGCGATGTATTAGATGGGAGGGGCGTTGCAAGCAGCCTCCCATGTGGAGAGCGAGGTGTTCGCAGATTGGTATGATCACCGAGCAGACCGCTTACTGCATCTTTTGGGTTGAAGCTAACCCACCACCTATTTCAGTCCCGTCTGGCGGATTCCAGCCACGAGTCTTCTAAACTTGTAGGGAGAGGTTCGACTCCTCTACGGGGCGCCAATCAAAACCCCGGTAACTCAGAGGTCAGAGTGCGCCTCTCCTAAGGGCGCGGTCACTGGTTCGAATCCAGTTCGGGGTGCCATTTAGATCTTTATAAATAGAGGAAATTACAGTGAAAACAAAGGTTAGGTTTGGTAGTCTCGAATTAGGGCAGTCGTTCGAATGGAGCGGTAAATCATTGGTTAAGGATGGCGATAGAACCGCCAAATCAATCACTCCTAAACTCGACTTCGTCTTTTCTCCAAAAGACATGGTGACTATAACCGAGCCCGACATCCCTGAAGATGATGACGATATGCTGCATAATGGATTCGGTTGTATTTCAGGTGGGGCGGCTTCAGACCCCCAAGACTTATATGACGCCTATGTATACGATGCCTATGTATACCAGAACGTCAAAAGAGATAGCATTCAAGATCGATGCAACTAACCTTGCGAGGTGATAACGTGAAAGATCATGATGATGTTTATGAGTTGATTGCCACCACTTCGGCTGTTTTAAGGCAGTCGGTAAGGAAATTGGGTCCGGGTGTCAAACACCCTAAACCGGTTGCCGAGATAACCGAAGCCCTTAAAGAAGCTCACGATTGCAGTGGCACCATCCAGGTGATGAAAGAGTTTATTCGAGTCAATGGACGCTGAATTCGTCGAAAGCGATGCCAGTCCGATCAAAGTGACGGGGTTGATTCCGCCTCTGAAAGATAAACTACATGCACAAAAGAAGAAGATTCAAACCATTCTTTCCAAACCCAAATCCGAAAGGAATCGTAGCAGACTGAAGACTCTTTTGAAGGAGTCTCGCAATCTCAGAAAAATTCTGAAAGCCCATACCAAACAGGGTATCGAAGTTTGCTGTCCTAATTGCAATCATACATTCAAAGTTCAAAACCAATGAGGTTAAAAGCACATGGGTACCCGAGTCGACACCCAAAAGGTAATTTTGTGGGATAATGACCAATGCCGTGTGGTTACGAAGACCGAAGTAATCGTCAGAATGGTAACCAACAAAGGCACGGTAATGGTGGAAGAAGGTCCGCTTTACTGCGTCGATGGCAAGGAAGTTTACGAGGCAACCAGGCTTCTATACGATAGGCTAATCGCTTCGCTCCCCGGCATCTCACGCAACGACAGGCACGAATTTCGCGAAGACATCGTCGCCGGCGGCATGTAACATCTTCGCGAAAATATTTTTCCTGAAAGGCTTGACATCCGGCTCCTGGTCTGCTATACTAAGCACATCAAGTAAGCCAAACCAACTGGAGACCGAAGATGACCGAAATGACCACCCAACTCCTGAACATCGTTGAAGACCTCCGCGGCAAAATCGAAATGCCCGAGATCACCGATGCTTACCTCCGCACCGTTTGGGTGATGGGACGCAACGCGGGTGCTTCCAAGGTCCGCACGCACGTTCGGCACAACATGGGCGAAAAACTGCCCTACCTGAAGCAGGCGCCCAAGGCGCTGCGTCAGCAGCTCGGACAGACCGGTGCCGATGTCTGGTTGAACGGCTACAATGCGGCGGTCGAGTATGTGGAGCGCCAGGTGAATGTGCTGGTGTTCTACGCGACCCAGGGCCAGGCGCTGGTTGCTCGGTTCAGCAAGTAAGTGATTCGGACAGCAGGATAACAGACCACGTCCTTACATCCTGCTGTCCACTTTTAACTGATGTCATTAGAGGTGAAGAGATGATCGATGTCAATGCTTACCGTAACACCATGAAGGTTCCTCGGCGCGAAGACTACACCGAAGTGGTAATTGCCACATCGAGTAAGGGCGAGCGGAAGGAAGTCAAATTCTTCAACCAGCAAGAGTACAACAAAGCCCGCGATCTCTATTTTGCCGAAAACACTCGCCTCTGGAATCTTTTCGTTGATGATTTGAAAGAGGAGTTGGGTATTACCGATAACCCGAAAGCCGGTTTGTTGATTTCGAAGGCGATCGACAATTCTTCAGGTGATTATCAATCGGTAATCGATTGGTGCTCGGAAATGGTCGATTTGATCAGTTGAATTGCTGGGTGGTGTGATGATCTGGGATAGTCATACCACCCTCTGCCCCCGAGCCGGGCACCCTCGTAAACCCGAAGGCGAGGTAAAAGCGAGCAAGATGAGGCAGTTCTGCGGAACTAAGCTGGCTTCTTGAACTCGCTCGAGGACGGGATAACAGGTAAGTAAGGTTCACCCGAACACTAACCCGATCCTGACTAATCTGAGGCGTGTATAGATTGCGGTCGATACGGAAAGGCGACGCGGGAATCGTAACCCGCATTTATCGAACAACCGGGCCTTTAGCTCAAAGGTAGAGCAGGGGACTCATAATCCTCAGGTTTCAGGTTCGAGCCCTGGAAGGCCCACCACTCACTGTAAACTGGATGTGAAAACTTTTTTCCTGAAAGGCTTGACTTTTTCGATGATCCTGTTATACTAAGCACACTAAATAAACCGGAGCGGAAAATGAACCAGAAGCAGGCGTTGACAATCATTGCTCAACTCGGTGGAAACGGTTTCAAAGTGATGACGGGAGCGAAAAACTTTGTCTATGGGTCGGGTGCGTTGACCTTCAAGATCGGTCGGAACTGTCACAACATCAATGGAGTATGTATCCACCTCGAGCCCACGGATGTTTACACGGTTGAATTTTTAAGGGTGAGCAAGAAGGGCATAACCGTTGTTTCCAAACACGAAGACGTCTACTGTCACGACTTGCAGAATCTATTCGAGAAGCAGACAGGAATGTATACGTCACTTTATTAAGAACCTCGGGTCGGCTGGTGTGGACGGCAGCCTCTCAAGCTGCTAAGCGGGGATCGTAACCCCGGAGGTTCACCAAACATAGAACCTATATGCTAATGGTTAGGCAAGCGGACTTTCACTCCGTTGATCCGGGTTCGAGCCCCGGTAGGTTCGCCAAACTATTCCGCCTTAGCTCAATGGTAGAGTCCCTGACTGTTAATCAGGTGGTTGCTGGTTCGAGTCCAGCAGGCGGAGCCAAATTCTAATGAGGTGAAGAGATGAAGCAGGTTACTTTGGATGTGGATGCCATCACGGTACTCCAAGTTAAAGACTGGACCGACGAGATTTTTATTCACTTCAAAGGTCCTTCTCCCCATCCGAAATGGACTAATCGTCCGCCGATTTTGAGTATGAAGGTGACCGAAGGTACGGGCGTCGAGTATGTCCGAGAGGTCTTCGGAATTGAGCCCCAAGTTATCAACCGGGCGAAATGAGGAGTTGATTAAAAGTAAATTCATTGGGTGTCTAGTCCCGTAACGGTATCGGGGGCGGACTGTAAATCCGTTGGCTCGTCCCTTCGAGGTTCAAATCCTCGGGCACCCACCAAATTCAAGGTCTGTTAGCATAGTCCGGCTTAATGCGCTGCCCTGTCAAGGCAGAGATCACGGGTTCGAATCCCGTACAGACCGCCAAATTCGAGTATGAGTAACTCAAATGATTACAGTAACCGGAATCGTCCTGGCACGATTAGTCGAACAGATGGGATGGCAGATGGCTATCGAGACTATGCGACATCACAATCACCCATCACGCATTTGGGAGTGGACTCCAAATCTGCAAATGTTTGAATACACGGCTGCAATCAGATTTCTGCAAGAACGCACGGGCTGTTAGCTCAATTGGTAGAGCAGGGGACTCTTAATCCCAAGGTTATAGGTTCGATTCCTATACGGCCCACCAAATACCATAGAAGCCCCCAGGTTAGGGACTTGGGTTCGGAGTCGCGACCGGATTTGAGTAGGGGTTCGAATCCCCGGCTTCGCTCTTAAACACCATTCTTCCGATAGGAGAATTCGATGCTTAGATTACTTTACATGCTGCTAGCAGCCATTGCCGATCGGAAACTATAACGAAGCATACTGGAATGCGGTTGACGAAAGTCGCTTTTCACTGTCTCATCTAACCATGATGATTGTGTCCGAAAGCATTGAAGATTAGAATACTGGGTGCCTAGTTCAACGGTAGAACATAGCCCTTTTAAGGCTTCGATCAGGGTTCGATTCCCTGGGCACCTACCATAAATAACCAACATCTCAGTGGTCTAGCGGTACGATGCCGGTCTCCAAAACCGTGCGACGAGGGTTCGAATCCTTCCTGGGATGCCAAATGAAATGCGGGATTGGCATATTGGTTGTGCTCCAGCCTTCCAAGCTGGCTAAAGGAGTTCGATTCTCCTATCCCGCTCCAATTAAGCAGGGTGAGCTAGTCTGGTGATTCAGCGCGAGCCTGAAGAGCTTGAGAACCTGGTTCGATTCCAGGACCCTGCACCAAGTTTCAACAACGTGAGGAACGATATTATGCCTGATTGCGAAGTGGTACGTTCGACGAAAGTGGTACTGGATACCAGAATGAAATGGAACCTGAAACTGGATTTTAATGGCCAGAGTGCATTCGATCCAATCGACTTGGAAGAGATGATTATCGCTGGAGCCGATATCAGTCGATGCAAGAACTACGGAGAATATGAAGACGCCATCGTGGTGGTTTTCGAGTTAAAGAGAAAAAACTAAAAATGAAAAAGCTTCTAATAGGTCTGACAGGAAGAACCGGCTCCAACGAAATCGCCGGCTGCGGCAAGGACACGGTCGCCGACATCATATGCAGGTATCTCGCTCTTCAGAGCTATGGGTTTGCCGACCCTATCTACGACATGGTGAAAGCCGGCTTCGGGATAGATGGCAAGTCTAAAGAATGGCAGGATAGAGGAAGGAAGTCCGCGCCGATCAACTGGCTCAGCGACGAGAAGGATGTATCGCTTAGATACCTTCTCGAGACTCTGGGAACTGAATGGGGACGCGAGCTGGTGTGCTCGGATCTATGGGCTCGAATTGCAGAGAAGCGCTTTCACGAATGCGAAGGCGGTATGGTGATACGAGATGTCAGATTTCCGAATGAGATGGACTGGCTCGATCGATTGGGCGGTACTTTGATTCACATCATCAGACCCAACCATTTCAACCCGGAAGCCAATCCGGATCATGCTTCCAACCAGCCTCTTCCGATCAGAGACTTCGATAAGACGATTATGAATGATTGCGATTTGAGTGATTTGAAGGATCGAGTTCTCAGATGCTTGGGTGAAATTTTATAATTGCCGCCATAGCTCAGACGGTAGAGCAGCTCACTTGTAATGAGAAGGTCGGGGGTTCGATTCCTCCTAGCGGCACCAATCCAAAGGATTCGCATTTATGTTAAATGAAAAAGATTTGAAGATCGGTGGCAAGTATCTTTACTGGTCACCGTCGAAGATGCAATTCGATAGGGTGACCTATGTGAAGAAGAGACCGAACCCCAGCCATCCGAGCGAAGAGGTATTCGTCTTTCGACTAGACATCTCACTGAATGAGATTTGGGCAGAGAACCTCATCAACATCGCGGTAGATGACGGCTGGTATGAAAAGTTTGCAAGGATGACGGATGATGACGAGTCTAATTGATCTTTGGTATGATTTCAAGTACCATGTTATCGATAGATTCTTCGGTTTCCTAGGTTACGAGCCTATCGTCGAAGAGCCTAACTCCGATGGTTTGGTGCTCTTCGATGAGAAGAACCCGAAGTGGGTCACGATTGAAAAGATCGTCGTACCCACCGAGTTCGATAAGGAACAGCTGATCCGTGCATTCAAATATCTACACGACAATCGTACGATAGATACCGATTTGCTGGCAGTGAACACGGTTGTTCACATGTACCAGAATCCCGGACTCATCGTCGTAGATAACCAGCATCGAACATAAATACTATTCTAATATGGGGCTTTAGCTCATCTGGGAGAGCGCCTGCTTTGCACGCAGGAGGCGGTCGGTTCGAGTCCGACAAGCTCCACCAAATACCTGTAATGCGCTATAAAACACGCATTAACCTAAATAATGCTCCCTTTATAACGCATCGATATGTCGACTAACGATGCGCCAAGGTGGAATGGGTTGGGCAATGGTGCGCGAAGAGCACAATGATACATCGACCAACCAAGGGGACATTTTTATGCCTGGAGCCATATCGCCATTAGAGCGTTTGATTATCTTAACAGCCAGAAAGTATTTGGTTGCGAATGCCAAAACTGCGGAAGAAGAGATGGAGCCCGGTAAGCTACCCTTCACGGCTCAAGATGCTCTGGTTGCAGAGGCTAATCCCTGGTGCGACCATTGGCTTTATGGTAAGATTTACAATGACCACAGAGCAGTAAACAAGACACCACCGGCGCAGTCAGATTTTCAAAAGGCTTTGCTGAGTTTGATAAAGAAGAAGTATCTGAAGGCAGCTTGGTCAGATCGCTATATCTTGATTGTAGAGGCAACCCGTTTCATAAAATGATCGTCTCAACCATGTCAGGAGGTGCTTATGTTCCGTTTCAATGGTTTCGATATCACTATCATGAAGGATTGCGTGTTGGCTACCCAAGGAATGGCTCGTTTCACTTTCCCCAATTTGGAGGCGGCTATGTCTGCTTTGGGGCAATAATTTGAGGACAGAACATTATGAATGAAGGTGTGCATACATCAAAGCTGGGCACTAATACACGAGAGGGGTTTATCTATCATCGAAAAACCACGAGTGGCGCCCGTCTTCCCGTGAAGATAGATTTCAACTCCGAGAGAATCGAGGACACCTATTTTCCGTTAAGAAGGAATGGTAGGCTGGTATTCGCTCTTCCGGACGGGGGTGAAATTCTGGAACCCGAAAAACGTTAGAATGTAACATTCGAGCGAAAATATTTTTTCGGAAGACCCTTGACATTTCGCTCGAATGTGCTATCATAGGAAGAACAGAAAAGGAGACCGATATGTCCAGAACTCGTCACGCTTTGCCTTCTCATTCGCTTCACCGTATGAAGGTGCAGAATCGCCGTAAGATGGAAGAAGCCGTACTCGATGAGTTGGAGGAGAACGAGATTTCTTCCAATCAGGTTCGCCACATCAATCGCCTGTCGGCTTTCTGGTCCATCATTCCCGAGCCTTGGGATGACAAGCCGAACGCTGCCTGGGGCGAGTACCATAATAAGAACTATTGGACGGTATGGCGCGAAGCTGCCAACAACCCTCATTGGACGAAGTAGATCGCGGGGTCGTTAGCTCAGATGGTAGAGCGCTTCCGTGACATGGAAGAGGTAGTTGGTTCAATCCCAACACGACCCACCAGAAAATCAAAGAAACGCGGGTGTCGCATAGTGGCTATTGCGTCTGCTTGCCATGCAGAATCTCAGGGGTTCGAATCCCCTCACCCGCTCCAATGCCCTGATAGCTCAGTTGGTAGAGCGCATCCTTGGTAAGGATGAGGTCGCAGGTTCGACTCCTGCTCTGGGCACCATACATATCACGCAATCATGAGGAGTCGATGAATGGCTAAGGTGAAGACGCTAACTGCGAATGTGAAGAAGGAGCGCGTTCCTAAGAAGACCAGTGATGGTGCCAGCAAGAACACTCGTTACAAGTCGAAGAATGACAAGCGTAACAAGAAGCCATATCGAGGGCAGGGTCGATGAGTACCGAATCCGATAGAACCGAGCTTAATCGAGCTGTACTCATCCTTCAACTCGCAGTGAGTCTCTTGGAAGCTACCGATCTCAATGATGAGGATGCGTCGTTGCTCGCAGAATTAGCCGAGCATTCTGTCGTCCAAATGGCATTGGGTAGGAAGTTGAAAACCAAGCCACCCGTTCTCTCGGACACCGAGGGCTTCTATAATGCGATCTCGGATGAGAAGTTAAAGCCTGTCAAACCCATTGATCCCAATCTTTTCTATTCCAACTATCCTCGAACGGAAGCGGATATGGACACTCGCTGCTTTCAACCCAACGGAGATTGATTGCCCTCGAAGCATTGATGGTGATGCGGCGGTTTCGTAAGCCGCAGAACTTGGTTCAAGTCCAAGTGAGGGCTCCACTAAGGAGACTGATATGAAAGAGTTGCATTTGACTAAAAAGGATTTCAAGCTGGAATGGTTCTCCGGAACTGGTGCTGGCGGGCAGTATCGCAACAAGCACCAGAACTGCTGCCGTATTACCCACATCGAAAGCGGGTTGATGTGTACGGGGCAATCACAACGAGACCGACTTTAGCAACCAGCGAGAAGCGTTCACGAATCTCGCAAAGAAGCTGATCGCGCTCTACTGCACCGAAGTCGAAGAGAGACGCGGATCGACTGAAGTGGTCAGAACGTATCACTTCGAAAGGAACGTAGCCACAGACGGAAGAATCTCGATGCCTGTGGAGACTGCGATGGATGGTAACATCGATCCGTTTATCGTAAACGCGCTCCAGTTCGGTAGAGAACAGCGTAACACGGGAAGATCATAAGCCGCTCTAGCTCATTTGGTTTAGAGCACTCGACCGATAATCGAGAGGTGCCTGGTTCGAATCCAGGGAGCGGCACCAATCAAAACGACGCAAAGCCTACGCTCTGATAAAGCGTAAATTTGGGTTTGAATCCCAACAACCCGGGTGTCGGCTAAAAACCGGTTTGAATCCGGCGTCGTTCATAAATAGACGTTCGCACCAGTTTCTTACAGTTGAGGGGCTGGGTTTTCTTACAACTGCTCGTAACCGTATTCCAAAACTCCTGTAACGGTTAGAGTAAAGAAAAGGAGTAGCTTATGATATTCTACTTGTCTATGGTGTCTGCTCCTTTCGATAGGAGGCAGCACTATGATACTACACGCAGCCCTTCTTTGTCTGGCACTCAATGTTCATTTTGAAGCACGTGGTGAGCCAGTTGAAGGTCAACTTGCCGTTGCTCATGTTACCATTAACAGAGCTAAAGAAAATCAAACAGATATTTGTCACGAAGTTTTTAAGAAAGGCCAATTCTCTTGGACACGACATCGCTATTCTATTCCGAAAGGTCCGGCTTGGGAAAAGTCGAAGAAGATAGCTGAGTTATCTCTGAAATCCGCGGACAGTATAAAAGGAGCCACCTTCTTCTTCAATCCGAAGAAGTGCCATCCCGACGCTCTGGTAAGGCATAAGAAGAAGGTGAGGAATATACGGAAACCATGTTTTCTATGCGAATAAATAATAGAGATAATAACACCATAACCACAGGAGAATACGATGTTACAAGAAGAGACTTATTTTATAGCTGAATCGTTTCTTAACGAAACCACGCATGTTTCGTTTCATAGAAGACCGCCTTCGGAGATGGTTCACGTTCACACCGCGGTTCTCAAAACCAATGGTCATACCATTCTCCATCATGGATCGAATGGAATAGGATCTCATGTCATACATCACTTGACACCTTCTAATAAGGTAAGAACCACCACCATTTCTGTTGATTCAAGCAAAAGAAAAGGCATCACAACGAAGATGGTCGATAAGCCGGCGCATCCAGAAGATGTGAAGATATACGGTCCACGCAAATGAGATCAAAACCATGTTCAAATATGTTGATATACTTTGTGGAGTAGCTGTCCCCTTCGATATCGAGAAGAGAGGGCTTTACATGATTTATTATGGTATCTACATAAAGAGTGTCTTTATTGGTGTTAGTCGTCTGATAGAGAAGAACCAGATGAGGTTCAAACCTAAACCGTTAAAACCGTCGTATTCATCATGAATGGAGAGTCTACCACATTGGCGAATGGCGCAGCCTTGAAAGCTGTTTGACCCCGAAAAGGGTTTGAAGGTTCGACTCCTTCACTCTCCGCCACTATCCTATCGAGGAGGATGCTATGAGCAAGCAAGCCGAAACCCGGAACTGATGAGAAAGACAAGCAATTGAAAGAGGAGATCCAGCGTCTTCAAGAACAGATCAGACAGCAACAGGCTTATGCGAATCATTTGAAATGGAAGGAATCGTCTTCAATTTGATAATCGTCGTCTTAACATTCATCAAGTTGATGTCTGCCGCTGCGGTTATTTCATTCTTCTTGTATCTAATTTATACGGTGTTTAAAAAATTCTGGAGAGTTGGGTGAGAGGCTTAAACCAGCGGTTTGCTAAACCGTCGAGCCAGGTAACTGGCTCCGTGGGTTCGAATCCCACATTCTCCGCCAGATGTTAATCAATGAGAGAGGTGATAGTTATGACTCTGAAAGGTTTGGTTTTAGGGGCTGCATTGGTATTCGTGGTTATCCCGGCAGCCTGTAGCATCGGTTATTATCTTACCACGCAAGAAACATTCGAAGCCACCATCAATCAAGTCAACAGAAGTTCGTCCGGTGGCACCGAAGTCCTCCTCGCCGAAGACCCCTTCGAATGGGGCGTCATCCGAAACGAAGATAATCTCTTCATCCTCAAAATGAACAGTGGCGTATTGAGCGGCAAGCTCGTCTCCGGCGCCAAATGCACCCTCACCACTTATGGCTGGCGCAACACCTGGTTCAGCTGGAAGCCTAACCTCGTTCGAATTGAAAAGTGCGTCAAGGCTTGACAAGCACGCCATTACCTGCTATAATAGCACTTTAAAAGGTGATATCCATGAGTTTAACCTCTACCGAAATCTTAAAAATTACCGACTCCTATGATCTTTTTGGCTCGCTTTCCGAAGCCGATGCCAAGGAGAAGCATCGTCGTCTTTCGAAAGAATGGCATACCGATAGGAATCATAGCTCGGACGCCAGTAAGGTAATGGCCCACATCAACGCTCTATACGATAAATGGGTAGGCGGTGAGTATGGAAAGGTTCTAAAGATTGAAGAGAACAACGGCGCCAAGAGAACATTCCACTTCAGATATCAGAAGTCGAGACCGACCGATGTCGGAGAGATGTATATCGGTAAGAAGATGGTGGCGTTCAGAGTGTCCGAAGATAACATGGACCTGTTTCGCTCTGCAGTGAAGGCTATTCAGAGCATTCGCTTTCCCTCCAAGATGCTCGAAGCCAACTTCAATCGTCTGACACCTAAAGAACTAAAGGCGTATGAAACCAATGACGGTGGTGTCTTTACCGTCTATAAAGGCTCCGATCAAATCGACCTCGCGGACATACTCGAGGCGAAAGTGGAAGTGGAGCCGGGGCATTTGACTTGGATTCTCGAAGGAGTTTATAACTTCGTTCTTCTGATGCACCAGGTGCAGAACAAGATGTTCGGTGGATTAGAACCGGACTCGGTCTTCATCAATCCCAAGTTCCGAACCGTGCATGTCTTGGGCGGTTGGTGGTTCACCGAAACACTCAACGGTACTCTCAAAGCTCTTCCCAACTGGATCATTCCGATACTGCCTAACAGTATCATCAAGGCTAAGAAAGCCGCACCGGCTATCGACCAGATCGCTATCAAGACACTTGGAATCCGACTCCTGGGCGACGAGACGATGGTCGGCTCCAAGCTATTGAAGATGGGAAAGAAGTACCAACCGCTGATCACTTTTCTCCGATCACCTCATTCGGAGAGCACTATCAAGGAGTATGGTGAATGGAGTAAGATCGTAAAGGATCTACCGAGGTTAGATTTACCAATCACATTCAATGACATCTACCGATAGGGGTAAAAACGATGGGTTATTCGACATGGTCTACACGAGATTGGACGTCGTATTCTGCTACGACAGCAACCAAAAGCACGGCAGAGATCTTCACCAAAAGCACTATCGATACCGATCTCAATCCGTATAAGGTGCTGGTGAGAGAGAGCCGCGATTCGGACTTCAACCCTAATAGCACACCGATCATCGTCGGTTGCGATGTAACGGGGTCTATGGGTATGATTGCCGATCATCTGGTCCGCAAGGGCATCGGTACCTTCTTCGAAGAGCTGTTAAACCGCAAGCCGATTACCGACCCGCATATGATGGTTATGGGCATCGGCGACGCCGCTTACGATTCATCTCCATTGCAGGTCAGTCAGTTCGAAGCCGACTTGACTATCGCCAAATGGCTCGAAAAGCTCTATATCGAGCATGGCGGCGGTGGCAATCGATACGAATCTTACGATCTACCATACTACTTCGCGGCGAATCATACTTCGATCGATTCCTGGGAGAAGCGATTCAAGAAGGGCTATATCTTCACCATCGGTGATGAGGAAGCGCCGCCCAAGACGTTCGCCAAGCAGGTGGAGAAGTTCATCGGCGACGAGATGACGCAGGATATGCCTTTCGCGGATACGCTGGCTCAAGCGCAAAAGATGTATCACTGCTATCACATCATAATCGCTCAAGGTAGTCACGCTCGCTCGTATCCCGATCAAGTGAAATCCTCGTGGCGCGCGGTTATGGGACAGAACGCCATCTGGTTGGAAGACTATAACAACCTGAGCGAAGTGATCGTCAGCACCATTCAGCTAAACGAGGGCGCCGATAAAGCCGAAGTGCTGAAGAGCTGGAGTGGTGCAACGGGTATGGTTGTATCGAGAGCCCTGGACGGTGTCGGTACCGGCGAGATGACCATTCATCCAACCGTTACCACCGGGCGTGGTGTAAAGAGAATCTAACACAGGAGAAGATAATCTATGATGAGAGCTTATAACGTTTTTTGGTGGAACAAGAAAGATGGGAAGGAATCCGTCGATCTGAATGCGTTAATCGTAACCGATTCTGTCGATAAGGTCTTCGATATCTTCAGACAGAACTTCCCCGACAACGATGTCGAGCTGATCTCCAACATCGAGCTCATGACTGCCACCGTGGTCATCGGTTAAGCAGCGAAGATCTCCTTACGGCGTATAAATACATATTAAAAGACGCCGTAAGGAGACCAATAATGTCATCACCTCACAACACACTGAATCCTTATTTTGATTTCTATCATCAGACGAACGAGCAGAACTTTTATGCCGATTTCATCGATGAAGAGATCCGAATAGCTGGAACCGAATGTCTTTTCATTCCTAAAACCTATGAATCTGTCGATAAGATTTTAGGTGAGCCCTATAAGACTCTTTATGATCGTTATTACCCGATAGCGTGTCGTTTGACCACACCCGAAGGATATGGAGGTGACGGCGACATGATGACGCAGTTTGGTTTACGATTCATGAATACCAGCGAATGGGTTATCAGCAAGAGGATGTTCAGAGACCTCAAAATACCCGATAGGCTGGTTAGACCGCTGGAAGGCGATTTACTGATGGTGGGACCGTCGGGATCGGCTGGACCGGAAACTCATATCGATCCGCAATTCACTTACAGCCTGATGGAGATCACCTATGTCAAGCACGAAGTTCCTAACTGGCCCTTAGGTCGATACTTCGTCTTTCAAGTGATGTGCCAACTCTTTGTGGCTTCCTATGAGAAGTTCGAAACCAAATCTAACGATGTCGATGTTCAAAACTTTCAGAACAGCAATGAGTCTAATTTGCAGATTGCTGCCAATCAAGATATCGAGAGCGTCAAGCCTCAACTGTTAGATTTTTCAGAGAAGAATCCGTTTGGTAACTTATAAGGAAATCACATGAGACCATCATTTTTCTATTATCAAACCGTTAAAAACGTGATTGCCGCCTTCGGTACGATCTTCTCCGATGTTATCTATGTCAACGATTACGGACAAGAGGTACTGGTTCCCTTGCACTACGCACCCAGAGAGAAGTTCGTAGAATTCATACAAGTCAAACCCGACTACGATAACGCCCTGGACACGGATACCACTCTTCCAAGATTTGGGTTCGAACTGATTTCTGTCGATTTCGATTCCACGCGAATGCTAAATCCTATGAGCCGAATGACGCATAGGACGGATTCGGAATCTCGCTACATGTTTAACAGAGTGCCCTACAATTTTGCCTTCAACTTGTATCTTGCCGCTCGCAAGTTCGAAGATAGTTTAAAGATAGTCGAGCAGATCGTACCTTTCTTTACTCCTGACCTGAACATAACCATCAGAGATAAAGAAGACTTCGACATATCGACAGATATCCCGGTTGTACTGAATAACACCAGCTTCGTGATAGATTACCAAGGCTCCTTTGAAACACGAAGAACCATCCAATGGGACTTTTCCTTTACCGCGAAGGGCTACCTATACAGCAACGTGAGAGAGCAGACGCGCATCAAGGAAACCATCATCAAGATGACTAACCAGGATTTCAATAAGGTTTATGAGTCGTTCATCAGTGAAGTGGAGCCGCGCGCAGCTAACAAGACGGATCCGTATATCATTAAAGACACGATTATCGATGGACCACCACCGAGCAAGCTGACAATCAACTTCGGTTCAGGAGAACTTCTCGAAATGGGACCGTCGCAAGACACTCGATACACCATCTTCGGTATCAGAGAGATGAGCACCGGATCGACAATGAGCGTGGTGCCTATGCCAGGCAGTTTATAATCCAATGAGGTGATATAATGATGCAAGTGAAAGCCGTAATCGGAGCAGGGTATGGTGATGAAGGCAAGGGGATGTGGACGGACTATCTGGTAAGAACCAGTGAGAAGCCTATAGTCGTCAGAAACAACGGTGGCGCTCAAGTGGGGCATACCGTCGTGGTTGGT